AGCTAAAGAATTACAAGATAACGAACTACAAGCTAAATTAAAGTTAAGAGAAAAAACTTTAAAGGCTGGTAGAAAAAACCTTATAGAAAAGAATCCAGTTGTTATCAGAAAATACTAATCATTCGTCCTAAGTATGACGTTAAAAGGCTTATTTTTTTATGCCTTGCACGGTGTAATAGTGCTAAAAATTCAGTCTACAGGACGTAAAACGAAAGGAGCTTAAAATATGAGCTTAAAACGAGATATGTTAATCGAAGCAGGAGTAACAGATAAGGACGCAATCGATAAAATCATGCAAGCGTACGGTGCAGGGTTAGAGAAAGCGAAGCAACAAGCGAAGTTAGAACTAACTGCTGAGAATGACACTTTAAAAGCACAACTAGAATCACAAAAAACTAAGCTTGAAGAGTTAACTAAAAGTAATGATGCTAATTCAGAGGTTAAACAGGCTTTAGAAAAATTACAAGAAGAATACGACCAATTCAAGGTTGATAGTGATAATAAGTTGGCACAAATCAATAAAACAAATGCTATTGCTTTGGCACTTAAAGATGTTAAGGCACATGATAGCGACGTTCTAATGAAGCTTATCGATATTGATAAGGTTGAGTTAGGAGAAGACGGGAAACCTAAACTTGATGAGGTAGTTAATTCGTTGAAAGAAAGTAAACCTTTCTTATTTGAACAGGAACAACAACCAACTACACCTCAAATTACAGTTGGTGGTAACCCTAACGGGAACGGAACAGCAGGTGTTGACCCGTTCCAAGCAGTAATAGATCAATATACGAAATAAAGAAAGGAATTTTAAAATATGACAACAAACAATAATAATTTACCAGTAAGAGTTTATACACCGCAATATACTAAGGTGTTATCTACAATTTTCGGCGTACAAAAAGCATTTGCAGGAGCCTTAGCTCCGATTCAAACATTAGATGGTGTTCAACATAACACTAAGGCTTTCATGGTTAAAACTAACAATACGCCAGTAGTAGTAGGAACTTACAATGCTGATTCAACAAAAGTATTCGGAGCAGGAACAGGAACAGGAAGCCGTTTTGGTGAATTAAAAGAAGTAATTTACACAGACACAGAAGTAAACTATGATTACTCACTAGCAATCCATGAGGGAATTGACCGTTACACAGTTAACAACGATTTAAACGCAGCAGTAGCAGACCGTTTAAGATTACACTCAGAAGCTCAAACTAGAGAAATGAACAAGAAAATTGGGAAATTCTTATCAACAAATGCAGGAGAAACAAAAGAGCTTGCTAAACTTGATGAAGCTAGTATTCAGAAACTATTTAACCAAGTTAATGTTTACGTAGTTAATACTGAAATCAACGCACCAATTAAATGTTATATCAGAGCGCAAGTTTATAATGCTATTATTGATATGGCTTCAACTAGCAAATCAAAAGGTTCAAATATAAATTTAGATTCTAACGGTTTATTAAAATATAAAAACATTGAATTAGTTGTAGTGCCTGAACAATATTTTGAAAATAATGTTGTTGCAATCTTCTCTCCAGATGGAATTGTTATTCCATTCATCGGAATTGAAACTGCTAGAACAGTAGAAGCTGAAGATTTTGACGGTGTTAAACTTCAAGCTGCTGCTAAAGGTGGAACATTCGTTCTTGATGACAACAAAAAAGCAATTATCAAAGTTACAAGCGCTACACCGTTAGCATAGGAGGAAATAATAATGGTTAAATACTTAGTAAATGTAGATTTCACAGATAAAGACACTTACGAACAAGTGCCTAAAGGTACAGAACTAGATATCACAGTAAAACGTGCTGAAGAAATTTTAAAATCATTAGGTGAAGGAGCTTTAACTAACCTAGAAGAAGTAAAAGAGGAAGTTAAAGAAGTAACTCCAGCACCTACTCCAGTAGAAGAGAAAAAAGAAACTAAAGAGGTTGAGTAATTCAGCCTCTTTTTAGGAGGTTAAAAAATGAGTTATTTGACTTTGGAAGAATACAAAGAATTAGGTTTTGCAGAGATCGAGGAATTTTCAGAATTAAAACTAAAGGCAGAAATAGCAGTAGATTTGTATACTAATTACTTTTATCAAAATAATAATTTAGAAGATGATTTCCCGCCACGTAAGAAAGCTGTGAAGCTTGCTATTGCTAATCAAATACGCTACTTAAATGAAACTGGAATACTTACTGCTGAAGATAAACATTCTTTAGGTAGTTTGAGTATAGGGAGAACTACTGTTAATTATGGCGGTAGTGGAACTAGTCCAGCTAAAATTGAAGCTAGCAAATACAATTTAGCATTAGATACTATGAACTTACTTAAAAGCGTAGGGTTCGGTTATAGAGGTGTTTGTTATGATAGATAAACGCCTTTTAATTGATACTGTAGAAGTAAGTTTGGCAGGTGAAAAAGACAAATGGGGGAAGACCACTTATAAAGAACCGTTTGAGGTCAAGCACGTGAGATTTGATAGAAGTTCTCTTGATAAGTCTACAACCACACAAAGCTTAACAAATATCACAAGGAACAAATCGGGAACCTTATTTATTTATCCAAAATTTAATAATGTTGTTGTTGATGATAGCTGGTTACAAGCTAACATCAGAGATAAGCATGGAGATTACAAGGTAATTAGTTTTGAAACTAATTATTTAGGTAGAAAGGTATTTTCTTACGAAATAACGGTGATTTAGATGTCACTAAAAGTACAGTATGATTTGACACCATTAGAAAAGAAATTTGGTCCGGGTAATGTCATGTTAGCAAGAAGTGCTGTAGCTAATCAAGTGTTGATGGATAGTGAAAACTATGTGCCAAGTGACGGTAAGGATTATTTACGAGGTAGTGGACGTGCTAGCAAAGATTCAGTATCGTGGAATAAAGTTTATGCTAGAGCGCAATTCTTTGGAACAAATGGAATTGTTACTTTTAAAAAATATACAACTCCTGATACTGGTAGCAAATGGACTGAAAAAGCTTCAAACAGCAACATGAAAAATTGGGAAGAAGTAGCTAAGAAAGGATTAGGAATAAGATGATTAATAACATTGATTTTCAAGACGTGCTTTGTGATTATATTAATTCTTTAAATTTACCATTAGTAGCTAGATTAGATTATTTCATTGAATCAGATGATTTAGTGGTTAATTTAATTGCTGGTGGTAAGGTAGAGCGGTTATTTATGGACGGTACACAAGAAATTAGTTTACCTTTTGAAATTGCCATAAAATGCATGGACAACCAAAAAGCTAATTCTATTTTGTGGACTATCCACACCGCACTATCTGAATTTAATTTGCAATTACCTAGTGCAAACAACACTTATCGCTTCTTAGGACTAGAGGTTGGAAAGCCTGCAGTCAATGGACGTGATGAGCAAGATTATTTTATATATACGTTACGTATAGTAGCAAAAATTGAAATTGAAGGAGATATATTAAATGGCTAGACAAAAAAACGCATTAAGAAAGCATTTTGTAGCACCTTTTGATAAGGCGAACGCTACAACAGTACCAACAAAAGAACAGTATAAACTGTTAGCAAAATACATTAAAACTGTTAACGATGAAACAGATGAAGATACTGATGACGTAGCATGGTATGACGGAGATGGTACACCTGAGGAAACTGTTAAATCAGTAAAAGCTGGTTTCTCATTTGAGGGGAACTTCGATGTAGAAGATGACGCACAAAAACTAATCGCTGACCTTAGATATAAAGTTGGTGACGATAGAAAAGTATGGTTCAAAGTAGTGTCTTCAGATGGTAAGACAGCGTGGGAAGCAGTAGCAATCGTATCTAAAATTAAAGCCGGAGACGGTGACGCAAGTGACTTTGAAAACTTTGAATGTACGATTAAGTGGGCAACATTGCCAAAACAAACAGCAGTAGCATAATTTAGGAGGATTTAAGCATGGTAGTAATTAAGAAATTTGAAAATACAATTCCAGTTGATTTTGGAGAGTTTGAATTAAGATTTGTAGTGAGTGATGAAAATATATTAAAATTAGCAGAATTAAAAGATTACGCTAAAGAATTACAAGAAAAATTATCAAATCTGAGTGGAACTACTTCAGATTTAAAAACTGTTAAAGATTTAGCGAAAGACTTATGGGTGAAATTATTTGATGAGGATACATTTAACCGAGTATATGATGTATGTGGTAGATCATGTATTCCTACATTTTTAGCAGCAGTTCAAACGATTAAAGGTATTGCAGATGAAATGGAAAATTCAATGACTGTAGATAAATATATCAAGTATCTAGATATCGACCATGCTTAATTTAGCTTACAAATTAAAAGATGAATTAATCGTTGGTAGTGAAGTTTATAAACTTAATCTTAGCTTTGATAATGTAATTAGGTTGTTTGATATGTTAAATTCTAGTGATCTTGAAGATTATCAGAAACCACATTTTGCAATGATAATGCTAACGGGAAAATCATTTGAGAAATACTCAATAGAGGACGTAGTACTATTTTTAGATGAGGTAATAAAAGAACATATCAAGAATGAGGAATTTAATTCAGTAGAATATGATTTAGCTGGAAATCCTATGCCAGTTAAGGAGATAGAAAAACAAGAGGAGCAATTATATAGTTTGAAATATGATTCAGACTATATTTTTGCTTCTTTTTTACAAGCATATAATATTGATTTAATAGAAATGCAAGGTAAACTCCACTGGAAGAAATTCAATGCTTTATTAGGTGGACTTCCAGAGAATACTAAATTCATGGAGGTAATTAAGATTAGGAGTTATAAACCATCAAAACATGACAGTTCTGAATACAAAGAACACATGAGGAGCTTACAACGTCAATATGAACTTCCTATCAATGATTAGTTTAAAAGAAAGGAGGTTAATATATGGCAGAGGGAAAAGTTAAAATAGATGTTGACTTGAACGAGAAAGGTGCCACCTCTGGAATAGGACGGTTAAAAAGTGCCTTAAATGGTCTTGAAAGTGCTGGAACTAAGGCAGGTTCAGTCTTTAAAAGTGTGTTAGGTGCAAATCTAGTAAGTGCTGGAATAAGTGCAGGTATTAGAGGAATATCAACTGGAATTAGAGGGATGATTTCTGAATTAAATAATTCTTCTAAGGCATGGCAAACGTTTGAAGGTAACATGAATATGTTAGGGAAATCTTCTGAAGAAATAAACGTAGCTAAGACAGCAATGCAAGACTACGCTTCCAAAACTATTTATAGTGCGTCAGAGATGGCTCAAACCTATTCACAGTTAGCAGCAGTAGGAATTAAAGAAACAGATAAACTTGTAACTGGTTTTGGAGGCTTAGCTGCTTCAGCAGAAAATCCTAAGCAAGCTATGAAAACTTTAAGTACTCAAGCTACACAAATGGCGGCGAAGCCAAAAGTAGCGTGGCAAGACTTTAAATTGATACTTGACCAAGCTCCAGCGGCAATGGGTGCTATTGCCAAGGAAATGGGAATGTCAGTTCAAGAGCTGGTTAAAAATGTTCAAGATGGTAAAGTCAAAACAGAAGATTTCTTTGAAGCTATTAAAAAGGTTGGTAATAACACCGATTTTATGAAAATGGCTACTCAATTCAAAACTGTAGATCAGGCTGTTGATGGATTAAAAGAAACAGTTGCTATTAAACTTCAACCAGCATTTGAAAGATTTAATAAATTTGGAATAAAAGCTATTTCAGGAATTATTGAAGCTTTAGAAAAAGTAGACTTCAAAGGTTTTGCGAATAAATTCGGTAATTTTTTAGATGGTATCAACGTTGATAAAGTTATTAACAGTATAGCTACATCGATTAAAAATGTAATAACAGTAGCTAAAGATCTATGGGATGGATTAAATGATAGTGGAGCAATAAGCGCTGTTGTTAGTGCATTTAAGAATGTGCAAGATGCAGTAACAAACCTTATTTCAGCATTATCTAAAAGTGGAGCAATTAAAATATTTGCTCATGCATTAGGTTTAATTGTCAATGTAGTTGCTAAGGTAGTAAGTGGGTTTGCTAAATTAATAGCTTCACTTCCACCTAGTGTGATTAGTGCCATTGCTTATTCATTGTTAGGAATCGTTGGTTCCCTTAAAGCTATCAAGTTAGCAACTAAAGGACTTAATTTAATTAAGGGGTTGAACCCGTTTAAGTTATTTAAGAAAAATGCTACTGAATCACTAGATGAAGTGACCAAAAAAACTAAAGAAACTAAAGGTACTGTATCTCAAATAATAGAGAGTTTAGGAAAGGTGCTAGAATCAGCAGGTAAAGGAGTAAGTACTGCAGCTAAGGGAATTGGTACTGGACTTGCTATTGCTTTTAAAGGTTTAGGAAGTGCCATTGCAATGGTGCCACCACCAACGTGGCTTGCATTGGGTGGAGCTATCCTTATGGTTTGTGCTGGACTTGCACTTTTAGGAACTCAAGGAGATGGAGTTGCTAAGGTCTTCCAAGCCTTAGGAAGCGCCGTGTCACAAGTTATTCTTGCATTAGGTACTGGCTTATCAGCCGTTTTAGTTTCATTAGGTAGTGTTATTCAATCGGTTGGACTTGCTATTAAGTCAGTATTCGAGGGAATAGGAACAGTAATTCAATCTGTAGGTACTGCCATTAAATCTGTGCTTGAGGGATTAGGTTCAGCATTTACTGGTTTTGGAAATGGAGTAAGACTGGCTCTTGAGGGAGTTGGTACTGTAATTACTTCAGTTGGAACTGCTATTCAATCAGCCTTACAAGGTGTAGCAAGCATTATTGATTCAGTTGGTAATGCTATTAAGTCAACTCTTGAAGGTGTAGGTTCCGTAATTGAATCAGTAGGTAATTCAATAAAATCAGTTTTAGAGGGTGTTGGAACAGCCTTTGAGAAATTCGGTAACGCAGTTAAAACTGTGTGTGATGGAATTAAAGAAGTTATTGATTCAATTGGTAATTCAATAAGAACTGTACTTGATGGAGTAGCAAATGTCATTCAAAGTATAGGTGAATCAGCAGAAAAAGCAGGTAACGGATTCAGATTATTTGCTGAAGGTGTAAAGACACTTGTTGATTTAAGCTTAGGAGATTTAGTTGCTACATTAACAGCAACAGCAACTGGAGTAGGTGCAATTACTGCTCATGCTGGAGAAATGATAACGGCTGGAGCAGGTATGCAAACTATGGCTAGCGGATTATCAATGTTAGGTCAAGCGGCAACTTCTGTTCAAGGAGCATTTACTGCCTTACCAACGTTAATAACAAGCTTAACTACTTCACTAAATGCTTTACCACCTATCTTGATAACAACTTCAACAGCCGTTCAATTATTCAGTACTAACATTACTACTTCACTAGCTGGACTTATGACTGCCAGCGGTTCAATTAGTGCTTTCAATAGTCAAATAACAAGCATTGGGACAGCAGTAAGTTCTGTTACTGTATCGATTAGTGCATTTGGCGTTGTTTTAGCAACATTAGCAGTAAGTTTTGGTACAACTTCAGCTTCGATTGGAGCGCTAACTGGTGTAATTAATGGTTTAACTAGTGCATTATCACAAGTAGGAAGTACAGCAACTAGCGTAGCAGGTCAGATTAATCAGATAGGTACTTCGATTTCATCAGTTGGGGTGACAGTATCTGTTATGGTTGCAAGCATTAGTGGAGCAATGAACGGATTAGCTAGTGCCATTTCTTCAGCTATGAATAGTGCTTTAGGGTCAATTCAAAGTACATGCCAACAGTTTGTATCTACTCTTCAACAAACAGCCTCACAAATGGCACAAGAAGGACGTAGAGCAGGTGAAGAAGCAGGAAGAAATATTGCTGATGGCTTAAGAAGTAACGAAGGCAACGTCCGTTCATCGATGGAAAGTATCAAGAATACTGTTCAAAGCGTAGGTCAAAGCATTGTACCAGTCGCTTATAACGTAGGAGCACAAGTAAGTAACGGAGTTGCTCGCGGTATGTATTCAGCATTAGGAGCGGTGATTGCAGCAGCAAACGCTATTGTTAGCGAAGTTGATAGAGCGTTAAGAGCTAAGGCTCAAATCCACTCACCATCAAGGCTTACAGCCAAGACTGGGGGGCATATTACAGGTGGATTAGGTAAAGGTATGGTAAATAATATGGGCGTACTTGATAAAGCTTTCAGTTTATATCAACGTAAACTTAATTCGTTTAATCCAACTTTTGCACCTGAGAACATGCTAAGCTTTAAAGGTGTTCCATCATTTGCAACAGCAGGTGGGAGTAGTAACAACGTTACTAACAACAAAACAAGCAACTTTGGAGCGTTGCTACACATAGAGAATTTAAGTACAAATTCTGAAGAAGATGTTCGTAAACTATACGAACAAATAAAATTCTTAATTAAGGAGGAGAAAGACAGATTATGATAACTAAATATATCCTTTACAACCAACTAAATACAAAAGAATTAGGATTAAGATTAGTAGATGAAATAGAACTGGAATCTTCTTCTCAAACTGTAGATTTAGTTGAAATAGATGGTGTAAACGGTGCGAAAATCAAAGATAATAAACGGTTGAAAGTAGTTGAACGTACTTTCCCGTTTAAAATCTACGATGAAAAAGCTAACGTCCAAAACATAATCAATAAATTAAATGATTATCTAATCAACATTAAGCCAAAATGGTATGATTTTGGATTAAGTTGGGATAGTGAGTATCTCTATAAGGCGTATTTTTATGAAACGTTTAAAATCGAGGGAACATTAACAAGCAAGAAAAAATGTATCTTAAATTTTAAACTACACCCTATTAAATATCTAAAAACAGGACTTTATAAAATAACAGTTTCTAATGGACAAATATTAAGAAATCCAGAGCGAAGAAAAGCCAATCCGCTTATTAAATTAAGGGGAACAGGAGATATTAATTTGAATATTAATTCTCAAATATTTAGGTTGAAAGGAGTTAGTGGACATATTATTATTGACTGTGAAACACAGTCCGCTCATTGGGATAACAAAGAACCGCAGTACGATAAAGTGTTCACTTATCCATTTCCACACCTTGAAATAGGAGATAACAGAATCTCATGGGACAACAACTCATTTGTTGTTGAAATAACACCAAGATGGGAGGCGTTAGTTTAATGGCTTATCCTATTTTATACAAAGCAAATGAAACTAATTTTGAACATTTGGGGGTGTCAGTTTTATCTGACGCTTCTAAATGTTACGTTTCAAGAGAAAAAAACGGGATATACATTCTTGAATTTGATTATCCAGTCAATGGAAAAGATGTTGATAAAATCAAAGAGGGAATGTATATAAAATCAGACGCAGGTTACAGAACGAAAAATCAACGTTTTGTAATTTCAAAGATCACTAAAACACAAAATGAATTTAAAATTTACTGCCAGCACATATCACAAGTTAAAACTACTATGAATGCCATCAGACCAGATATATCAGTCACTGGTAGTGCTATGATGGCACTATCGACATGGAGAGCATAAGCCCATAGAACAAACAACGCGACAACAACAAC